TGGCCCCAATACCATGAAGCGTTTTCAAATTATTGAGAATGCTACTTCTGGCTCACAATCCATTGTTATTAAACAAGGTTCTGGTGCGACAGTCACTATTGGCACTGGGGCTGTTAAAGCGGTCTATCTGGATGGGGCTGGAGCGGGGGCTGCAGTAGCTGATGCTTTGGTTGATCTTGATTTAACAGGTACTACAACCGCTGCTACTTTAACTGCATCTGGGGTTATAACCGGAAGCACTGTAGAAGCTACAGGAGATACTTCAGCAGGGGATAACGCTGCTATGGGGTACACAGGTACAGAAGGGCTTATTCTTACGGGGCAAGGTTCTACCAATGATGTAACGATAAAGAATGATGCAGATGCGGATGTATTAGAAATACCAACAGGAACTACTAATGTAACAGTGGTGGGAACGCTTGGTGTTGCAGGTGGTAGTACTAATGGTGTAGAAATTAGTCAAGGCGATATAGCTTTAAAAAATGGTGGTACACAAAGCACGGTAAAATTTTATTGTGAATCAAGTAACGCACACTATGTACAAATACAAGCCCCGGCTCATTCGGCTTTTGACGGTAATAAGACTTTAACTTTACCTGCTTCTACAGATACTTTAGTAGGTAAAGCAACAACAGATACCTTAACCAATAAAACACTTACTACCCCCACTATTACGACCCCTGTTGTTAATGCAGGGCTACAGTTAAAAAACGGGGCTACTTCCGCTGGTTTTATAGAGTTTTTTGAAGATTCTGATAATGGTACGAATAAGGTCACACTAATTGGCCCTGCTTCGACTGCGGATATAACCATTACATTGCCTGATTCTGCTGATACATTGGTAGGTAAAGCAACGACAGACACGCTTACAAATAAGACGTTAACAACGCCTGTTGTTAATGCAGGGCTACAACTTAAAAATGCAGCGTCTAGCGCAGGATTTATAGAGTTCTTTGAAGACTCAGATAATGGTACGAATAAGGTCACACTAATTGGCCCTGAGTCTACAGCCGACGTTACAATAACTTTGCCAGCTTCAGCAGATACTCTAGTTGGTAAAGCAACGACAGACACATTAACAAACAAGACACTGACCACTCCAACTATTACTACACCTGTTATCAATGCGGGAGCGCAGTTAAAGAACGGGGCTACTTCCGCTGGTTTTTTAGAATTTTTTGAAGATTCTGATAATGGCACAAACAAAGTAACATTGATTGGCCCCGCTTCTACGTCAGATATAACTTTAACCTTACCTTCTAGTGATGGCGATGCGGGACAGGCGTTAACAACTGACGGATCAGGAAACCTTAGTTTTGCATCGGCAGGTGGGGCTTATACCGCATGGTCAGTTAAAACAGGTGCCTATACGGCAACTTCAGCGGATCAATTAATTGCAAATAGTGGAAGTGCTTTTACTATTACTCTTCCTGCAAGCCCTAGTGCGGGAAATACAGTAGTCATACATAACGCGGGTGCTGGAACAGTAACTGTTGGTAGAAATAGCGAACCTATAAACTCAACCGCAGAAGATGGAACACTTACAACAAATAGCTCAACACAGTTAGTGTATGTGGACGGGACAATCGGATGGAAAGATGTATAACAGGTACCTATTATGGCTACATATGTAAATAATTTAAGACTAGAAGAAATAACAACAGGGGACGCCTCTGGTACTTGGGGTACAAAAACTAATACAAACCTTGAGTTAATTGGTAAAGCTTTAGGGTACGCAACACAGGCTTCTTTTGGTTCGGATGCTAATGCAACTACAACTGTAGCAGATGGGGCAGATGATCCTGCACGGGCACTATATTTTAAGGTTACTAGTGGGGCTACTTTATCAGCTACTAGAGAATTAACCATAGCTCCAAATACTATGTCGCGGGTAATGATTATTGAGAACGCCACTACGGGATCTCAGATAATCACTATCAAACAAGGATCTGGCGCAACGGTTAACATACCAAGCGGAGGGGTCAAAGCAGTCTACCTTGACGGTGCTGGTTCTGGTGCAGCGGTAGTTGATGCTTTGGCTGATTTAGATCTTACAGGTACAACAACAGCCGCTACCATAACAGCATCTGGTGTTATCACTGGAGCAACCGTAGAAGCTACAGGAGATACTTCTGCTGGAGATAATGCTGCTATAGGGTACACCGCTGCTGAAGGTCTTATACTTACAGGGCAGGGATCTACTAATGACGTAACTATTAAGAATGACGCTGATGCAGATGTACTAGAAATACCTACAGGAACTACAAATGTAACAGTTGCTGGTAATTTAGGGGTAGGAGGAACAGTAACAGGAACAGGCACTTCTGTTTTTGCTAGTTTAGATATTTCAGGAGATATAGACGTAGATGGTACAACAAACTTAGACGCTGTTGATGTTGATGGTGCAGTACAGATTGATAACACTCTGTCTGTGGGTGTTGATGATACAGGATATGACGTAAAGTTTTTCGGGGCTACCAGCGGTAAATATTTTGAGTGGGATCAAAGTGCCGATGCGGTTAATGTTAGTGGAGAGGTAAACATTCTAGCGCAAGGAGATTTGCGGCTACAAGACAGTAGTGGGGGAGAGTATGCTGCCATACAAGCTCCAGCTACTATCGGAAGTAGTTACACGTTAACCCTACCCGCTGATGACGGAGACGCAGATCAAGTACTTGCTACAAATGGATCAGGTGTATTAGATTGGGCAGATAAAACGTATAGTGGGTGGTCAGTTATAACGACAGCAACGAGTTTAGTTGCAGCAGGGCAATACGTGTCTAATAGCGGTAGCGCTTTGACCCATACATTACCGTCAGGTTCAGAAGGAGCAACACTAATACTATCAAATGTGGGAGCAGGGGTAGTTACTGTAGCACGTACAAGTAGTCAAAAAATAGATTCTGCTGCAGAAGATGGGACATTGAACCAAGGTGCTTCTGTGCAGTTTGTCTATGTAAATGACACTATTGGATGGCATACTTTATAGGAGCATATAATGGCTGTTTTAGGCAACAGAGTAATCAAGACAATTCAAAGAGGTACTGGGAACTATGCCGATGAAAGTAGTGACACTGTAACTATAAACGCAGTAGATTTAGATAAAGCATTTTTGACTATTCATGGCCCCGGTTCTATGAAAATTACTAGTGGTACAAATACGGCGGGGGGTTCTTTCCAAGCAACTTTATCAAATACCACTACAATTTCTTTTTATTCTACTGGTTCTATATATCGACTTTACTACGCATGGGAGGTAATTGAATATGAGTAAGGAGGAGGTAGTTAAATGCCAGTTTTAGGTAACAAAGTAATAAAATCAATTCAAAGAGGTAACGCGAATTATTATAATGAAAGTACCGACACTGTATCTATAAACGCAGTAGATTTAGATAAATCATTTTTAACTTTCGGTGGCCCCGGTACTATGAGATACACTAATAGTACAAATCCACAAGCAGGTACTTTTCGCGCATGGTTAAATAGTACGACACAAATTTCTTTTTATTCCACTAATTCTATATATGTGCTTTATTACTCATGGGAGGTAATTGAATATGAGTGAAAATGAATGGTACGCCACCACAAAAAAATTAATTTGGGTAAAAGATGACGGCACAGAAGAAGAGCATGATACTGTGGTTTCAACTATTTGGACTTTTGCACAGTTACCTAATCATGTGAAAGCTTCTGAAGATGCACTGGGAAAAATATATAAAGACGGTGTTTTTTATAATGATCCTTCGGAGATATCAAAATGAGTTGGCAAGTATCAAATTACCAACAAAGCACAGCACAGGAACGTGCAAAAGCATGGCGAAATGATGAGCTTAAAAATACTGACTGGGTTGTAGCTGTATCCGACCATCCACAACTTGATGCTTATAAGGCTTATCGGACTAAACTAAGAGATTGGCCTTCAACAGGTGATTTTCCTGCTACGAAACCTACACTTTAAAGAAGTTAAATGAGCGAGTCAGAAGCATTAGCTGAAATTAAAGCCCATGAACGTGAATGTGCAATACGTTGGGATAATATAGAAGCTCGACTTGAGAGAGGTTCTGAGCGTATGGATAGGCTAGAGCTTTCTATTTGGGGGGTTTACCCATTTATTTTAGCTACTGTATTTTTAGCTAAGTACTTGTAGTGTGATGCTTTATGTTTGCCGAACTAGCGGCTATAGGGGCAGCACTTAACGCTGTCAATGGGGTTATACAAACCCTGCGTGACACCCAAGCTAACGCTTCTGATGCTGCAAAGTTACTTGGAAAATTTTCTGATACCGCTTCCAAATTAGACTCTTGGGAAAAGAAAACTAAACTCAAAAGACCATTGACCACTAAAGAGGCAATGGATCTCAGTATTCAAAGGAGGAAAATCAAACAAGCCGAGAGAGATATCAAAGATATTTGTTTGATGGCTGGTTGTGGAGATGTATGGAAAGAAGCTCAGCGTATTCGCGCTCAAAGTGAACGTGACCATGCAGACTACATGCGGGATATCGCTCGCAAAAGAAAGATAAGAAGGGCTAAATTTAGAAATTATGCCATTGTGTTTTTGTTGTTTACATTGTGCATCATGCTGTCTGTCACGGGTTGGGGGGTAAAACAAGTTTGGAACAAATGGAAAGAAGTGGAGATGCTGGAGCGTTATGAAGAAATTCGTAACCTTAGAAAATGTGGACGTAATAAGTGCTAATGGCCTTCTTGCTGGTAGTTGTTGTTAATGATGAAGTTATTTCAGATGATAGAATGTTGTTTAGAGACGTGTATCGTTGCAATAAATTTGCAAGAGCTATAGAAAAAGGTAAAACAAGACCTGATGAGTACATTTATTATAACCAGAAGAACATTAGTGCTTACTGTATTCCTAGAATGGTAGCGCCTGATACTACTCTTTATGACTAAGGATAAATAATATGAGTCTTTTAACTAGTTTAGTTGGGCCTGTTACTGGGCTACTTGATAAGTTTATACCTGACGCTGATGAGAAAATGAAGATCGCGGCAGAGTTGAGTTCGATGGCAGAGCGCCACGCGCAGGAATTAGCCAAAGGTCAGTTGGAAGTAAATAAAGTCGAAGCGGCATCTAAATCTATGTTTGTAGCGGGCTGGAGGCCAGCCGTCGGCTGGACATGTTGTATTGCCTTAC